AACTGGACAATCTGGTATTAAGATAGCGCCAGATACAATCGCATTCTGTCCATCAGGATTAATTGATCAGAACAAGAATATGGTCTTGTCTTATTTACATAAGGCAATCAAACCTGTTAATCAATTAAGAATGATTGAAGACGCAGCTGTGATCTATCGTATCGCAAGAGCGCCTGAAAGAAGAATATTTAAAATTGACGTTGGTAACTTACCAAAAGTAAAAGCAGAACAATACTTACGTGATGTAATGGCAAGATATAGAAACAAACTTGTCTATGATGCGAATACTGGTGAGATTAGAGATGATAGAAACTATATGTCAATGTTAGAAGATTTTTGGTTACCAAGTAGAGAAGGTGGAAGAGGTACAGATATTTCTACACTTCCTGGTGGTCAAAATTTAGGAGAAATTACAGATATAGAATATTTTAGAGCGAAGTTATATCGTTCTTTAAATGTTCCTGTAAGTAGATTAGAAGCTTCTCAAGGATTTAATTTAGGAAGAGCTTCTGAAATAACAAGAGATGAATTGAAGTTTACTAAATTTGTTCAAAGATTAAGAAAGAAATTTACTGAACTTTTCAATGATATATTAAGAACACAATTAGTATTAAAAGGTATTATTGCTGAAACTGATTGGATAGAAGTAAGAGATTGTTTACAATATGATTTCTTACAAGATGGACACTTTGCTGAACTTAAACAAACAGAATTGTTAAGAGAAAGATTAGCATTGGCGAATGAAATGAGAGATTACATAGGTAAATTCTTTTCAGTTAATTACGTTAGAAAACACGTATTAAAACAAAACGAAAGAGAAATTGAGGAAATGGATAAACAAATTAAAAAAGAAATTAAAGATGGTATTATTCAGGACCCAATGGCTCAAGTTACAAATAGTGACGACACAATAGTATAGGAGTAAAAAATGAGTGAAGAAGTAAAAAACTTTATAGACAAAATCGCAGATGGTGATAACGCCGCTGCTGGTGATGCGTTTAAAGATGCATTAAGAGCAAAAGTTGGTAATGCATTAGACGCACATAGACAAGAAGTTGCTGGTAATTTGTTTAATGGAACACTTGAAGCGCAACCACACAGCGATCCTAAACCAGAAGTTGCTGATCCTGGAACTTTTAACCAAGATGGTTCTATATCTACTACAACTGGTAATGATGGAGAAGCACAAATAGACTTGACACAAGGTATAGAGGATGCAGGTCAGTAGAATTATAAAAGAGAATCATATTATTGATTCAAAAAGTTTTAATGAATTACCACCTCTTATGAAAGAGGCTATGAGAGATGTATTTGAAATTATAGAAAAAGAAACTGGTAATATCATTGATAAGTTTGAAGGTGCCGTAGCAAAAGTATCTGAGTTTCACGGTATTAATATAGAAAAATTTTATGAATATGTTGACAAAGAAGTATTAGAACAATTAGGAGAAAAATAAAATGGCTCAAACATTTATCGTTAAAGGCGATATCGTTGCTAACCCAAATGCCAATAATATTGGAAGAGCTCAATTCGTAAGAATTACAGCTACTGCTGATGTTACAGGTACAGTTTTGGATGCTGATGATGTTCAATTAGGTCAATTCTATTTAGAGAACGGTGATACCGTAATAATAGAAAAAGCACCAGGTGATAAAATTACTTGCGCAACTTCAAACGCAAGCGCAGTTGGTTCACCGAGAAGTTAATTATGACAATATCAACTACAAAGTTGGTTGATAATGATTTTCATATCATTGTTAACTCTAATGGTATAGGAAGTGAAGAAGAACAAACTTTAGTTGATGTTGTAAATTCAAACAACGCTTCTAGTGAACCAAAAGTATCTATAGCGAATATCGTTTATGAGATACAAGGAACTGGAAACGTAACTGTGTTTTTTAAAAACGACACAGAAAAACAAGTAGTGTTATCAGGTCGTGGTAATTACGGTTTGAAACCTACTGAAGAAAAAATAAAAGACGTAATAGGAGATATATTACTATCAAGTGACTCTAACGTAACAAAATATAATCTTGTTATAGAGGCACACAAAGAAACGGGATACATTAATGGCTGATACAGTAACATCACAAACAATTGCTGACACTTCAGGTGTTAAGTTTGTAACTAAATTAACAAACTTCTCTGATGGTACAGGCGAAACTTTAGTAAGAAAAGTTGACGCTTCAGAGTTAACTTTTATGACTGAAGATGGTAATAGAAAAATTAGTAAGATTTGGTATTCTGTGAATACAAATAATAACAAAGCTGGCGTAGAAATTATATGGGGTGGAACAACAAATGCCACTGCATTATTCTTATCTGGTAATGGTTATTGGGATTTAAGAACGGCTGGAAACGAGATTGGAAACAACGCTACAACGCCAACGGGAGATGTTTTACTATCAACAAAGAACTTTGTAAACGGAGATAATTACACGCTAATTATTGAGTTTAGGTAAAAAAGTTTATAAATATTAGACAAGAGAGAGAATTTATGAAACTTATTTCAGAAGAAGTACAATCAGCCGAATATCTTATTGAAGAAAATAACGGCAAGAAAGAATACAAAATCAAAGGTGTATTCTTACAATCAAATATCAAAAATAGAAATGGAAGAGTCTATCCTAGAGAAATCCTAGTTAGAGAAGTGAACAGATATAATAAAGAATTTGTCAATAAAAATAGAGCTTTTGGTGAGTTAGGGCATCCTGACGGACCAACTGTCAATTTAGAGAGAGTATCACATATGGTAAAATCTCTAAAAGAAGATGGCGATAATTTTATTGGTGAAGCAAAAATAATGGATACTCCATACGGAAAGATCGTAAAAGGTCTTATAGATGAGGGGGCACAATTGGGTGTTTCAAGTCGAGGTATGGGTTCTATTATGAATAGAAACGGAATTAACTTTGTAAAAGACGACTTTTATCTTGCTACAGCAGCAGATATTGTCGCTGATCCATCGGCTCCTGACGCCTTCGTAGAGGGTATTATGGAGAGTAGAGAGTGGGTTTGGGACAATGGTGTTCTTAAACAAGTTGATATTGAATCTTGGAAAAAACAAATCCAAGAGGCAAAAAGAACAGTTTTAGAAGAAAAGAAACTAAAAGTGTTTAAATCGTTTCTTACAAAACTGTAATCTTATAAATATCCAATACAAAGGAAATTTATAAACGTTTATAAAATAAAAAGGAGATTTCTAATGGCCGAAACAGAAAAGAAAATTGAGGCGGTAGAAGCAGAAGTTGTGAGAGAAGCTATGGCTAATCCACAGGCAGACGCTCCTAAAAAGAATGCTGTAGCGGCTGAGCCTTCGCACCTAAAAGGTGATTTTGAAGATTTAGGCGCAGCTGTTGTTAAACCAACAGATAGCAATCCTGACGCCACAAAAAAAGTAAATCAAGTTTCTGGTGATCCTCAACAAAAAGCTCAAGGTAGTGCTGACGCAATGCCTAAGTTAAAAGAGGAAGAAGAAACTAAGGCAGATGAGAAGAAATCAGAAGTTAAAGAAGGTGAGATGCCAAAAGCAGCTCTAGACGCTCTTAAAAAATCGCAAGATAAAAAAGAGATGTCACACGAAGACGAAAAGAAAAAAGATATGAAAGAAGAATCTGAAGAAGATTTAATTGACGTATCTGCAGACGTTGAAGCTTTAACTAAAGATGAAGACTTATCTGAAGATTTCAAATCGAAGGCAGCGACAATCTTTGAAGCAGCAGTTAAATCAAAAATTAACGATGCTAAAAAGAAAATGCACGCTTCTTACGAGGAGAAATTAAAAGAAGAAGTTGAAACTGCGAAATCAGAGTTAGTAGAAAAAGTTGACTCGTATCTAAACTACGTAGTAGAAGAATGGATGCAAGACAACAAACTAGCTATTGAACGTGGTATCAAAGGCGAAATCGCTGAGGACTTCATAAGTGGTTTGAAAAAATTATTTGAAGACCACTACATTGATGTTCCAGATGAAAAATATGATGTGCTCGAAGATCAAGCTTCTAAAATAGAAGACCTTGAGAAAAAACTTAACGAACAAATCGAAAAGAATGTTGAACAGAACAAAGCAATTGGCCAATTAAAAAGACAAGACATCATTGATGAGGCGTCTAAAGATTTAGCTGACACTGCTAAAGAGAAGTTTAACAAACTTGCTGAAGAAGTTGAGTTTTCAAACGAGGAAGACTTCAAAACTAAAGTATCTACTATTAAAGAAAGTTACTTTGGTGCGAAGAAAGAATCTTCAAATGATATAGATGATGTAGCGGTAGGCAATGAATCTCAGGTAGACCCTGCAGATTTATCGAATAGTATGGCTGCTTATACCGCCGCTATAAGTAAAACAAAAGACATAAAACTTGTCAAATAAACATATAGAGGGAGATAACGATAATGTACTTATCTGAAACTTACGAAAAGAAATGGCAGCCAGTCTTAGAACACGCAGATCTACCAAAGATCACGGATTCTTACAGACGTGCCGTTACAGCTACTATCTTGGAAAACCAAGAAAGAGCACAAAAAGAAGATCAAGCGTTCTTATCAGAAGCTGCTCCGACTAACGCAACTGGTTCATCAATCAGTAATTGGGATCCAATCCTAATTTCATTAGTTAGAAGAGCAATGCCAAATTTGATCGCTTACGATATCGCTGGCGTACAGCCAATGACTGGTCCAACTGGACTAATCTTTGCTATGAGAAGCAGATACACTAGTCAAACAGGGAACGAAGCCCTATTTGATGAAGCTGATACTGATTTCTCTGCTAGAAACGCTGCAGGTGATTCAACATCTGGTCAAACACCAGGTGGTCATGCTGGAGCTAATCCAGGTGTACTAAACAGTGGTCCAGGGTCTTACACAAAAGGTGAGGCAATGACAACTGCTACTGCTGAAGCATTAGGAGACGCTTCTGGTAACGCATTTGCTGAAATGGCTTTCTCAATTGAGAAATCTACAGTAACTGCTAGATCAAGAGCTCTTAAAGCTGAATACACTATGGAACTTGCTCAAGACTTAAAAGCAATCCATGGTTTAGATGCAGAGACAGAACTTGCAAACATTCTATCTGCTGAGATCCTTGCGGAAATCAACAGAGAAGTTGTAAGAACTATCTACATCAACGCTGAAAAAGGTGCATCTGCTAACACAGGTACAATCAACACAACTACAGAAGGTATCTTTGATTTAGATACTGACTCAAATGGTAGATGGTCTGTTGAGAGATTCAAAGGCTTAATGTTCCAAGTGGAAAGAGAAGCTA